GGGCCGAGGGGGACAGGAGCTGGAACCGACGCCCGCCGCCGTCGCCCCGACCCCCCAAGCCCCTAGCCGCCATGTTGCTGTGGTCGGATTCAACAAATCCTACGCCGTCAAGATGCACGTTGGCTGGCCGGGAATCCACTATCAGCAGCAGAAAGGCACTGAGGGGGCGAACTATATTGGAGCGCATCTCTTTGGTGAGAGCGCGGAATACATGCGGATCATGGCGGACTCAGTCCGGGAAGACCTGAGAAAGGGCAAGAAATGATACTGAAAGGAGTAGCTCAGTATCTGGAGAATGCGGCCTCGGGGATTCTTACAATCGGTACGAATCTCTTTGTAGGCTTCTTTCCCGACGATGCCCCGAATACCTGTTCGGCCCTGCTTCTGCGGGGCGGCCCACCTGACTACATGGTTCAGACACGCTGGGTCTTGATGATCCAGGTTCTGACCCGTGCAGTGGACTTCTACGCTGCCGAGGCGAGCGCGGAGCTGATTTACAACACCTTATTTATCAAAGGTGGAATGGATCTACCACAGATCGTCACTGGGGAGAACTATTATGTTCTTGCCTGTCTCCCAGTAGCACGACCGCAACATGTTGGTAAAGATGAGAAGAATAGGCACCAATTCAGCACAAGTTTCAAGATGGAAATCAAGGAAACATAGGAGAAAACCATGCCAGATCCTTTCATCAGATCCCTTGGTCCGGCCCAGATCGACTTCGACGTAACGAGCGTCGGCGAAATGACGGGCGGAACATGGACTTACAGCCAAGAACAAGCCCCTGTAAAAACGGCTCAGTACGGCACGAGTCCCAAGGACGAGATCACGACGGGAAACACCTGCACCATCGAAGTTCGTCTGACGGAATCGACATTCGCGCAGCTTGCGGCGGTTCTGCCGAACGCCGACGTATCAGGTTTGCAGCTCATGGTCCGGTCCAACGTCGGGGCAAGTGCCCGTGCCAATGCTGCGAAGCTGACCATCAAGCCCATCGAAAACGGCACTGTGGTCTTGGAGACCACTGGGAAGTGGATCACGTTCTTCGTCGCCGCCGCGGTCGCGCAGTTCGCCGTTCCTTTCGATGCTGAGACGCAGCGGGAGTACGGCGTGCTCTTCAAGGCGTATCCGGCCTTGTCCGTCCCGTCCGGTGAGACCTATGCCGTCGGCGACATTTATGCCATTGGATACAAGCAGACAGCGTAGGACTAACACAAAAGGAAGGAGAACGATCCAATGCCGGAACGTGTGATTGAGATCAGCGCAGAGGATGCTACATTTGATCCGATTGTCATCAAATGCCTTGGCAGAGAGTTCCGTGTAGACGGGCCTATCTCTGTCGAAATGCTGCAACCTGTCGGGGATGATGAGCCCATCACGGAGCGTCTTGCCGCCCTGTTCGGCGTGGAAGAGGCTGAATTCACTGGGATGGATGTCCGTGTTCTCACTCTGATCGCGAACGCTGCGATGCAGGAGCTTATCAAGCAGATCCAGGGCAAAGTGGCAAACCCTACGGCGCCCTCGGGAATCTCGTCGCCGAAATCATAGCGGCTTTTCCGGGGCAGTTCGATCCTCTGTTTCTCTCGAAGGCTGATCCTCGCCTGCTCGCGTTCTGGTGGCGGGAGGCGCAGGTGCGGCACGTGTCCATGATGCGCTCGATGGCCTTCGCAATCCGCTTTGGTCTTGCAGACAAGGCGGAATTCGCGATGGCTGTCTCCAAGACCGCTAAGACGATCAGAGATCTTCGCGCTGGCAAGTCGAAGGAAGATCTCGATAAGGAGCTCTGGGATGCAATCCCACGAGGAGAAAAAGGATAATGACTCCTAGTGCAGGTGGCGGTTTCGGGGTTGGCAGCATCTGGGGAAAGATGCTGCTCGATACCAGCCAATGGGACAAAGCCCTCAAGAAAATCATAACCACGCAGCTCGGGCAGCTAAAGAACGCGCTTAATAGGGTAACGAGTTCCATCCGCCAGCTTGGGACGTCCTTTGCTGTCGCGGGCGCTGCGGCAGCCGCCTCCTCGGGTCTCATGCTCCGTTCCTTCATTAAGGCTTCGGATACGGCTGAACAGCTGCGATTCCGCCTGGACACGGTTCTACGCTCTGCGGAAGCCGGTGCTGGAGCGTTCAAGGACATGGCTACACTGGCCGGCCGTGTCCCGCAGGAGTTCAAGGATGTTCTAACCTCCGCCGCCGATCTCGCCGCGGGTCTGCAATTCAATCGTGAAGAGCTTGCGAAGTGGATGCCGGTCATTACTGACATCCAAGCCCTTTTCGGAATGACCATGCGGGAGGCGACGGGTAACTTCATCCGTATGTTCAACTCCGGCGCAAAGGCCGCCGACCTGTTCCGCGACCGCGGTGTGCTCGCGATGCTCGACTTTGAGAACAAAGTCCAGTACACGGCGGATGAAACGCGAAGAATGGCGTGGGAGGCTTTCATAAAGGTGGATAGTCAGTTCAGGGGGGCTGCAAAGCGTCTTGCGACGACCTTCACCGGTCTTCTCTCGATGCTTAAGGACCGTTGGTTTATGTTTCGATACGAGGTAATGAAAACAACGGGTGCCTATGATCAGCTAAAGCGGGCGATGTCCGCCCTCTGGCGAGCAATCATGGAGAACTGGGACATTTTCTTTAGATGGGTCGAATTGCACAGAACTCTCATTAAGCTAGTTTTTCTCTCGACAGCTGGCTTTATGGCTATGGGTATTGCCTTGATCGCCCTCGGAATCACGCTGCGCGTAGTCGCCTTCGGGCTAGGAACGATCAACGCACTTCTTGTTAAGCCTCTACTTATCGGCGCGGCAATCATAGCTGGCTTCTATGCCTTTCGTGCGATCTGGACGAAAACACGGATAATGGTCGGCGATGATATAATGACGGTGGGAAACGCTGTCGGGAAGTTCTGGGGAGATTTGCGGCATGAGATGCGGAAAGCATTCGCGGAATTCATCGACCTCTGGAACGCCACCTTTGGAAAACTTGGAAAGGAAGAGGCTCTCAAGGCTATCAACACCATCGTTGCTGTTATTCGGGCTGCTTTCGCGGCGGTTGGCACTTTCATCGGGCAGTGGGCGAATCTCATCGTCAATTTCTACAGTCGGATCATAGAAGCTATCAAACGCCTGATCCTCATCTTCAAGATGGCGGCGAAGGCGATCAGCCTAATCATAGACAAGGACTTCAAGGGAGCATGGGAAGTCTGTACAAGTGAGATGGCTCCGGCTCTGGATGCTGCGCTCAAAGCTTCTGCATTTGCGGCAAAAGAGACCGGAAGGGATGTTTGGGGCGTCTTGACAGAAGGGTGGATAGCAGGAACAAAAGAATTCAAGAAAGCTATGGATGAACCTTTCATCGAAACTATGACGCTCAAGCTTCCTCTTGCGGTGAAGGCAATGTGGAACGACATCAAGATCCAATTCAGGGAGGATTCTGAGACTCTCAAGGCTCTTATTGCCGAATACTTTCCATGGTTAGAGGGCCTTCTCGCTGATTTCCTCAAATTCTACGAGAAAGGCATGGACGATCTCAGTCTTCAGACAACGAAGGAAGTCGAGGATCTCCGCAGCCTATGGAGGAAATATTTCGACACCCTGCACGAGTGGTTTGTTGCCGGCCTGCGAGCGTGGGGAGCGGAATTCGTCTCTTGGGATGACTTCATGCGCGGCAAGATCAAAGGAGTGCTGACTACCGTAGAAGGCTCGATAGCAGACGCTCTCGAATCCTTCACTGATGGTACGAAGTCGGCCAAGGAAGCCCTCAAGGACTTTTGTACTGATGTGCTCAAGTCAATGAATAGGCTGCTTGCAGAAATGACTGCCAAACGGATCATGTTCGCTCTTTTCGGCCAAGAGCCCTTTGGAAAAAAGGACGAACGGACGAGGGGACTTCTTGGAGCACTGGGATCCGGCCTTATAGGAGCTATTGGCGGGGGGATTGGCAGTCTATTCGGCGCGAAACCCACGGGTATTGATCTTAGCCATCCGGCCCTGAATGTCGGGCTGTCCGACATCACGCACCCCGCGCTGGGAGGCACTTCTTTCTACGATCTTGAGCATGTATCCCATCCCGCATTCGGCCAGAAGGGGTCCGGTGAAATGGCCGTTACTGTCATCAATGTCCTTGATCCCTCGACAATCGCTCAAGGCATGGCCACCCCTGAAGGTGAGAACGTGATCCTGAACGTCATCAGCCGCGACATCGATCGAAGCGGCACGACGCGACAACTCATCAAGAGGAGAATATGATATGCCGCTTTTCTCTCTTGACTATGAAACTTTCGATGAATCAGTAGAATATCCGGTTCTCATTTCTACTTTCGATGACCAATCTAGTGAGCAGCGTCGCCTGAAAAGCGCTATGGTGGCGCGGACTTTCACATTGCGAAGTCCAGCACTGACGTATGCACAGCTTCAGGCTTATCGCGACTTCTACGATGCTCGACAAGGGGCGCTTACAGCTTTCACTTTCGTCAATCCGGAGGATGGTGTGACATACAACGTGCGTTTCGTGCCGGGATCGTTCAAGTCTTCTTTCATCGACGGGATTCATCGCTGCTCATTTCAATTCAAGTCTCTAGGAGCTGTATGATGGCGAGAGACGTTCCAGAAGCCTTCACGACGGCGAAGAACGCTGAGACAAACGCCCCAATCTGGCTTTACCGTGTCAATATCAGTGATACGCCAGAAGTAACAGGAGAGGACGATCTCTTCTTGGCCGAGTGGTCGGAGGACATCGAGTTCTTCAAGGATACGAATACCGCGCAGACCTATACGGCTTTCCCCATGCGGCATCGGGGGATTTCGCAGAATGCTGAGGGACAGATCGATACTCTCGAAGTCGCAGTCGCTAATGTCAATCGAATCTTCCAATTCTACCTGGAGGAAAGGGATGGACTCCGCGATCGGAAGGTGACGATCCGCCAAGTCTTTCTCTCGCAGCTTGCTGATAGCACTGCTTATATCGAGGATGTTTTTCATATTGACTCAGTTTCGGCAGATCAACAGGTCGCCGTCTTCAATCTTCTTCCCCGTTTCAATCTCCTCGACATCCATCTCCCCAAGCGGCGTTTTCTCAGAGACGGCTGCGCATGGCGCTATAAGGGTGAAGGTTGCTGGGAGTCGGATGGCGTGGGAGGCTGGCAGATACCTTCTGACGGCTCATTCACGGCAGATGGCGGCAGCGGCGGAGGTGGCGATCTCTGTGGGAAGACTATTGCGGAGTGTGAGCGGCATAGTGTACCAGTCGCAGGAAATCTGATCGGACAATTCGCCCGCTTCGGTGGGTTTCTTTCAATCCCGAGGAGGAATGTACTCAGTGGTGGTTGACGAAGAGCTCCTTGAGAAGATGGCCGCGGCGTTCATAGGCACCCCCTATCTCTCTGGGGGACGTTCGGAAAAGGGGACTGATTGCTTGGGTCTAGTCACTGTTCTTCTCGGCAATCTTGGATTTGAGATTCCGGACCCGGAAGAGGAAGTTGGATGGACGGAAGATCGACAGGACTTCATCGTAGCAGGACTGCACAAGTGGGTGATTCCTGTGAAGATCCCGGAACCGGGAGATCTCGTTCTTTTCGCCAAGAACAGCTTTGGCCACCTTAATCATGTCGGACTTGTCCTTGGGTGTGGCCGGTTCATTCATAGTACCAAGATGCACGGCGTCGTCATTCACCGTTTACGGCAGATGCCTTTCCACAATCGAATTCGTGGGTACTACAGAATTCGCGAGGAAATGTCGTGATTATCATTCAGTATATTCCCAATATTTATAGTAAGGAAAACCGTGAGCGCTGGGTTGAGCGGTTCTCCGGCCAATCACTCCTAGACTGTCTTCCCGAGGAGTACCGCAACCCGGATTTCCGCGTCGTCCACAGCCGATTCGGGCCAGTCAAAGAGGAGGACTGGGCGACACTGAAGATGCGGGATGGCGATCATCTCGCAATAGTATCAGATGTCCATGCTGCTGCGTGGGCGGGAGTAGCGTGGGTGGCTGGTTGGATCGCCTCAAGCATTACTTGGGCCGGTGTCGTCAAATTTGCCATCAGAATGGCCATAGGTATGGGCCTGAACATGCTTCTTTCGAGTAAAGCGGATGCGGCAGACCTAGGAGATGACAGTGAATCGGGGCCATCACCGACATACGGATGGGAAAGCGTCCAGAATATTGCTAAGGCTGGCGGTATTGTCCCGGTGATCTATGGCCGGAACATGGTCGGCGGGAACTATGTCAATACCTATGTCAGCCAAGAAAAACATGCGGGAGATGTTCTGCCGAAGAACTACTTGAATCTCCTTATCGCCCTCGGAGAAGGCCCAGTGCAGAGCATTGCAGGATGCACAGAGAATGTCACGTACTTACCCTCTCTAGGCATATCGGGGGAATACAAAGAGTTCATAATCCTCACAGGTGCAAGATCGAGACGCAGAACCGTTGATCAGCTTGAAGATCCAAAGCGCTATCCGACAGTCGGGGCCT